TCTTACAAATTAGTGGTACATATAATGAACGCCCACTGAAGTGTCTAAAGGGCTTAAAGTCGTATGTACTAGACAAGTACTCTAATGAGCGGATAGTAGTACGATAAAAAAAATTGATATTTATTTTACATCTTGGGGCCAATTAGGACAGTTTTATGAAAAAACATGAGATCGAAGTCGCCCTCAACCCCGCGCGCGGTTAACTATCGTCTGTCCAAGTTTTATAGGATTGGCAATGAATACGTGGCTGATCCACTGAAAAATAGCTTCATGGAGCCATACAACTACTACACCGGCTTAGAAAAGCAGCAGTGGCAGGAGTGGATGGTCCGGCAGCAGCGGCAGGAGCAAGAGGATGAGCAGGAGCAGCAGGAGCAAGAGGACGAGCAGGAGCAGCGGCAGGAGCAAGAGGATGAGCAGGAGCAGCAGGAGCAGCTGGATGAGCAGGAGCAGCGGCAGGAGCAGCATGAGGATGAGCAGTGGCGGGAGGAGAATCAGTTTTGCGCCTGCGACGCAATATGGCTGTATAACCTTTGCCTCCTTGTGCTTAAGGTGCAGCTGTTTGTGACGACGGACACATACTCCGAGCCGAATTTTCGCCTCCACCTCGAGATGATTTTGGAGCAGTATAAGTTCACTCCACATATCAAGAACTTCATCGACCAACTGAGCGTTGACAAGATTCAACGCTTCAGCCAAGACGAAGAGATTGTCACGAGAGCGATGGAGATTGTCAAGGAGGTTCGTCAAGTTGTAGATTTGTAAATTGAAATTTTGAACAAAAATTTATTTTTGTTCAAAATTGTGTTTAAAATTATTTAAATTATCTTTCTTTATTTTCATCTGACCATTTTTTAACACCTTCTTTAACTTTATTAATTAATTCCAATTCTGATTCATAATTTGTTGGAGTTTCTAAAACAGTAGGTATATGATAATAGATAGCATATCTAATAAAATGTCTTAATCCTTTGATACCAATTTTACCCTCGCCAAGATTTTCATGTCGATCTACACAACTACCACAATCAGTTTTAGAATCATTTAGATGGATTAAAGCGATATTTTCAATACCAATTTGAGTATTAAATTCATCAAAAAATTCTTTAACTTGTTTTTTTTCTCTAATATCATATCCAGCAGCAAAAATATGACACGTATCTACACATATTTTAATATGTAATTTCTCATTATCTGTAAATAGATTATAGAAATTTGCGAAATCATCTAATGATGAATTTTTTGTTGTCAAAAGTTCAGAACCTTGCCCGGCGGCAGTTTCTAATATGATATAAGATTTTAATTCATTCTTTATAATAAAATTAATTACATATTTTAATCCTTCACACATATTATCGATTCCTTCTTGAACAGTTAGATCTAAATGTTTACCAACATGAACAACACATCCTATTGAGTTAATTAGATCAGAAATTATTAATTGATTACAGATCATATTAATCCACCAACAGTTGGCCATATTAGGAGGTAATGGTTTTGCCAAATTAATAACATACGGGAGATGAATAACCATTTTTGAATCATACTCTTCTAGGGTTGATCTAATCAAGTTACAATTTTTTTCATTCCATTTTGTTTTATCTATACTAAATTTAGTACTCATTGGATTTGACACAAAAATTTGTATCATATTGCCACCTAATTCATTAATTTCTTTAATAGCAGAAGGTATTCCATTTTTAATGGACATATGTGCACCATAATATGGTTTATTATATTGCATTTGTTATTATATAATCTTATAATCAATATCTTTAATTAAATTAATTCATATAAAAGTTTTTTCAAATTATATTAAATATCTGAATTTATAGATTTTCTTAAACCATTAAAAAAAGTCCTTCTTTAAAATGGAAGACAAATCAGGTAAGCTTTGATAATAATTATATAATATTATACGTTCGCTCTTGATTAAAACATTTTACTTAATATCAGGAAATTTAAATAGAATGTTTTAATTTTAATATTATGATCTCTTTTTGTTTTTTTACTATTTCCAATTTAATTTTATTTAATTCTATTTCTAATTCTAAATCAGACATTATTAATTTATTATTAATTTTAGTATCAAAATTAGTATTTACACAGTCTATTATATCATTTTTTAAATTGTACTTTTTAATAGAACAAGATTTATAATGTGTATTCAGTGTATATTTTGTACTAAAACTTTTATTACAATATGAACAAACTGATTTTTTTGTTAAATTTGTATTTATTTCAGATGATATTATTGGATTTTTTAGATCATTGTTTAGATGAAATTTCTTGTTGTGTATCCATAAACTCTGATATGATGAATATTTTTTGTGACAAATTTCACAGTTTTTAGACATCTTAAATATTATATTAGAAATCTATAATATTTTGTTTTATATAACTTTTTACAAATTACTGTATAGAGTGATATAACTTCTTAATAGAAGAGCCAATATATATATGTTATTTTTTAATTCTTCTGTATATATGTTATTTTAATTCTTCTGTTTCTGTTATTTTTTTTAATGTACGATCAATTAATGAACGATTATTATAAAAAGCATAAATTAAATCGTCAAACATATTTTTATTTTTTCTTAATGTATCTTTATCTGGTTTAATTATATTGCCATCTATATCTTCATCTTCTAATTTATAATTTTCAGAAAATGAAATAATTTCATCTAAAATATCTTTTTCTCTGCGTGATAGATGTGTAGTTAGTTTATATTCACAAACTAAGTCTTTAAGGTCAGATAATCTACTTGATATGACATCTGCAATTATTTGATCTTTTTTTCTTATAATTATTTTATTATCATCAACAACTGAACAATAACTAGATTTAATATTATTTATTAATACATTATGAAATTCAGGGAGACGTTCATTTAGATGAACCATTTTAACTAAATTAATAAATGCATTATATCTTGATTTTAAAATAGATAAAATTTCATCTTGAGTTAACTTTTTAATATCTTCATCCCCAAATGAAACAATATTAAAATTATTATTGATGATTTGACCATTATTAATATAATTATTATTATTTTGAATTTGAATATTATTTTTTTTTTTATTTGATTTTTTATTTGAAGTGATAGTAATCTGTTGTTTTAAATTTTGAATTTCTTTTTTTAATTCATCTATTTCACTATTTATTTTTGTATCTGTTAATTGTTTTTCATTAAATAATTTTTTTATTTTACAATTTTTTTTTATGTGTTTTGATAAAACATCTTTTCTACAAAATGGCATTTTGCAATATTCACAAAATATTTCGAGTTTCTCAGTAGCACCCGAAATTGTTGAACTAGTTATATTAAAATCATTTATGGTGGTTTTTGGTGGTTTTTTGGTGGTTTTTTGGTGGTTTTTGGTGGTTTTTGGTGGTTTTTGGTGGTTTTTGTCTGACTCATCTGTAATATCAAATATTATATTTTCAGATGAATTAATGATAATATTTTCTTTAATACATGAAAATTTACGATTTATATGTACATTATAATTAGATTTCTGACTAAATGTCTTTAAACACTTTGAACATGTGTATATCATTTATTTTTTTAATTATATCATAACATTCTAAATTATTTTTTAAGATGAAATTTTCTTATTATAAATATAAATTATAACTAACCCGCACTTGATTTTTGTATTTATAAAAAACTCGATTTTTTAGTAATTATAACTAGTCCGCACTTGATTTTTCACTCGATTTTTAAAAATCGAGTGAAATCGAGTGAAAAAACTCAGGGGGGGAGAACTTTTTTTGGGGAAAATCGGTTTTTTACGTTTAACCTTTTCTAATTTTTTATTTTTTATAAGGAGTGACTAAAAACATAAAAAATTTGTACAACAGAACATAATATATAACTAACTAAGCAGAAACTATTTATACTTGAAATTTGTAGATATTATGTTTTATTATTCATAAATTGTTTAAATACATGATAATTATATATACCGTCACCATGATATCCATCCATATTAATGACAGATATCTTTTTATTAGTACTATCGATAAATTTATATAATTGTTTTTTATTTGTTAAAAAATCATAATTTGACAAAATTATATTAAATTTATTAACATTAGTCAATAGTATATTAAGATCAGACATATCATAAAATATACCTCTATATGCGGATACCAGTAAATTTTTACATATTAATTTATGATGTTTAAAAACTAATGTAGTTAAAAAAGCAATAATTTTATTTTTAATATTATTAAAAAACCCATCATTTTCGTTTTGAATACTGTCTAATATAATATTATAATTATCAAGAATAGAATTATATGGAACAATATTTATTAAACATTGCCCATGTAAAAACATAGCTGGTTCTATCATATCAATTATGTTAAATTTAATATCTATATTCTTTTTCTGAATATAATTTAATATACGGATCATTATATATCCACCATATGACCAACCAATAACATCTAATTTTGTTATATTATGATGTTTAATAAATTTGACAATATCTTTAACATAATCATATATTGATTGATAATTGTTGTCGATATTTTTTAACAATGGAATTATTATTTGATTATTTTTATTAATATATTTTCCAAGATGAAGACATGTGATAATTTCATTTGAAATACTTGGTAATATTAATGTAGTATTTTTAAAACTAATATTTTTCTTATAATAAAATAATGTGTGATTAAGATTAGAACTTATTATGTGTTGATTTTTTAACAAGTATTCATTATATAAATCATACATTTTATCAAATATTAGATGTATAAAATATGGTTCATTAATAAATGAAATATTATTTGAATTCAGATGTAGATGACTAATAATATTCATATTTATATTAGAATTATATTTATCATCAAAATTAGTGATAATTTTTTTATTGATTAAAATGTTAATTTGTGTTTTAATTTCTTTATTAAATGTATTTATCATTTTATTATTTGTAATATGGATTGTCCCGAAATAATTAATTTTCATAATATTTTTGTAAATAGTTGGTGTTAGATAAATAATATTTTGTTTTTTTTTAATACATGGAGTTATCAAAGATAAAATGTCGTCATATGATGACATTTTCAAATAATTTGTTAATTTTGAAAAGTCATAATCAGTTTCTTTTTTAAGGATATGTTTTTTTTGTTTTAGTATTTTTTTGATATTATTTTTAATTTGTGATCTGTAATAATATTCTATAAAAATAAATAAACAAAAACATATAATAATATATTTTAATATAGTGTAATATAGTGGCATTATTAATAATTGGTATTATATTGTGGGAAACAAATTAATTACAATTTTAATAATTATAATTTAATTAATTATAATTTTAATAATTAACTAATTATAAAAAATTGATATTATTAGATTGTGATTTAAAGATACCAAACATATTAAATTAATTATTAATATGTTTTTAATAGATAAATATAATATTAACGAAATTGACAACATCGTTATACATAAAGAAATTTATAATAAGCTTGTTATAGGAGCAAATTATCAAAATAGACAATATGATATGGATGAATTGCAAAATATTATTGAGACAAAATCATATGATCAAATTGATAAATTTCATTTGTCAAAACCAAAAATTTATTCAAATTATGAATCAATGCCAAATCTTTTAATTCATGGCCCACCTGGTTGTGGTAAACATACTTTAATTAAATTGTTACTAAAAGATATCTTTGATGAATCTATAGATGATACATTTATGGAAAAATATTATATCAAGGGATATGGTAATACTGTTGTAGATGTTGACATTGAACAATCTAAGTATCATTTAATAATAGAACCAAACAATACTGGTTTTGATAAATATCTAATTCAGGAAATAGTAAAGGAATATGCCAAAAAGAAAATAATTAATGTTTCTTATAATAAATTCCCATTTCGAGTAGTACTTATTAATAATATAGACAATTTACATTATTATGCTCAAACATCTCTTAGATGTACGATGGAAAAATATCATAAAACTTGTCGATTTATCTTATGTGGGTCTCAGATTTCCAAAATTATTGATCCTATTAAATCAAGATGTTTAGATGTGAGAATATCAGCACCAACAAAAGATGATATGACAACTTTAATATATCATATATTGTTAAATGAAAGAAGATTATTAAGCAGAAAGAAGATAAATGAAATTGTGACGAATGGTGACTTAAATATTAAAAAAACAATATGGATATTAGAATTGTCATTATATGGAATAAATGATTATGAATTATCTTGGAAACAATCATTAGATAAAATTATAGAAATGATGATTGCATTTAAAAATCCCAAAACATCTGTTCTAAATGATAAGCTTATACCAAATACTCGTACAATTTTATATAATATATTCACAACAAATATTCCTGGTATTGAAATATTACATGAAATAATAAATAAAACAATAGCATCTGATAAATTTGATACAGAAGTATTATATCAGATTATTCAAACTAGTTCAGAAACAGAGACAAGATTAAACAAAGGTAAAAGAAGCATAATTCATTTGGACTCTTTTATGTGTAAAGTATATGAACTGATTTATAATTATTATCATAAGTCAGAAAAGTTAGAAAACTCAGAAAAAATTATATCTGTATGATTTAAGCTTTCTTAGTTTGATTTAGGGTTTCTTAGTTTGATTTTGCTTTAAATGATTCAAATTCTTCTTTTAGCGATTGAATCATTCTTTGTTGTTCTTTTAATGCTTCAACTAATAAACCGACTGATTGTGCATAATTAACTGTTTTATGTTCACCATTATCTATAACTAATTCAGGGCAAACTGCTTCAACTTCTTGAGCTATAAAACCTATTTGTTTTCTATCATTGAATCTTTTTTTATCTATCCAGTCGAAATATACACCTCTAAGTGAATTAACTTTATCAATTGCATTATTAATTGTATAAACATTTTCCTTAAATCTTTGATCTGATACAGTAGTTGATTCAGATGCATATAATGTACCACCAATATAGCAATCTTTTTCTATTCCAACGCCACCAGAAACTACAACAGCACCTGTTGTCTTACTTGTTGATTGTACAGCAGATGTTACTACAAGATTACCTGTACCATTTGGACTTACAGTAATTTTTCCATTTGCGCCATCGGCAATAGTAATATTACCAGTAGTTGAATTACCAGTTTGTAAGACTAAATCATAATCACCACTTGAACTAACTGTAGCATTTGCAGTACCAGAACCAACAATAACCGAACCAGTACCATTGGTGTTTAGGGAGATATTACCATTTGCACCATCAGTAATTGTAATATTACCAGTAGTTGAATTACCAGTTTGTAAGACTAAATCGTAATCACCACGTGAACTAACTACAGTATTAGCGGAACTAGAACCGAGCATAATCTTACCAGTTCCATCGGTATTTAGGGAGATATTACCATTTGCACCATCAGTAATTGTAATATTACCAGTAGTTGAATTACCAGTTTGTAAGACTAAATCGTAATCACCATTAGATGTAACAACAGCATTGGCTGAAGAAGAACCAACGACAACTTTACTGCTACTTGGTGTAATTTCAATATTAGCACTTGAACCATTACCGACAGTAATTTTACTGGTTGAACTACCGGTTTGCATAACTAAGTTATATTCACCTTCTGATGATACTACGGCTTGGGCATTCCCTGGACCAACTTTAATTTTACCTGTTCCATGTGGATATATACCAATATCGGCATTTGCACCTTGTTTAACAGTTATATTACCAGTTGAAGTACTACCT